TTCTGATATTTCAGAGGCAGAGGACATTGAAAGAAGGGGTTACTCTCAGGACGATTATGAGGAGCAGGAAACAGATGCGTCCATGCGTTCTGTTGCTATAACAGAGGCCTATATGAAGATTGATGTAGATGGCACAGGAATACCAGTGTTACACAGATTTATATGTGGCGGCACAAGCTATAAACTTCTTGATTTTGAGCCAATAGATCATATTCCATTTGCAGTATTTGAAGTTGACCCAGAGCCTCATACATTCTACGGAAGAAGTTTAGCCGAGCTTGTTATGGATGATCAGGACGCCTCTACAGCGATACTCAGAGGTATTCTTGATAATGTAGCCATGACCAACAATCCAAGAATAGGAATTGTGGACGGTTCTGTAAATATTGCAGATGTTTTAAATAATGAAATAGGTGCAATTGTTAGGATGAGACAGGCTGGGTCTGTGCAAGATTTAAGCGTGCCTTTTACTGCAGGTCAGACTTTAGGCGCTTTAAATTATATGGATCAGCTTGTTGAAGGAAAAACAGGTGTTACGAGATCAAGCATGGGATTAAATCCTGATTCAATGCAAAGCACAACAAAGGCCGCTGTGCAGGCTACGGTGCAAGCAGCAGCAGGGCAGGTTGAGGTTATGACTAGAAACCTTGCTGATGGCATGAAACGGCTCTTTAAAATTATGTTAGAGCTTCATGTTAAAAACTCAAATGAGCAAGAGATGATGCGTATGCAGGGTCAGTTTGTGCCAGTTGATCCTAGAGTTTGGAATGTTGATTTTGACGTTAGTATAAACGTTGGGCTAGGCACAGGCAGAGAAGAAGAAAAGATGATGGCGCTACAGCAAGCTTTTCAAGTTCAGCAGCAGATATACACTCAGTATGGTCCTTTTAACGGCATGGTTAGCTTAACCAATATTCGCAATACTTTAACTGATATGTTGGCTGCAGCAGGTATTCGTAACTCTGATAGATACTATGCACCGATTACACCAGAGATAGAGCAGCAGCTACTTGCTCTACAGCAGCAGGCGCAGGCGCAGACAGCGCAAGGCACTGATCCTAACCAAGCATTTTTAGCTGCTGAACAAATGAAAGCTCAGGGCAAGATGCAGTCTGACATGATGAAACTACAACTAGATGCACAAAAAGCAGCAGCACAGGATGACAGAGAGCGTGATAAAATGGCGCAAGATTTATTTGTAGATGCTGCTAAGATTGCAGGGCAATACGGAACAGCCGTAGATGTGCAGAAAGTAAAAGCAGAGCAAGATAAATTACGAACGATAGCAGGGATTGCACAGCAACAACAATGAGCAGTGATATAAGAATACAGGCTGATGAGGCTAAAAGGTTAAAAACAGATACTGCTTTTATGCAGTTTATTCAGCATGTTCGTGATGCCCAAGTAAAGGTATTCATGGATAGTGTGGCTTCTGACGTAGAGGCCAGAGAGGAGGCGCATGCTATTGTACGTGCCTTAAACCAGATTGAAATGATACTAGATGCATCTATTGCTGCTGAAGTATTATTAGATCGCAATTAAAGGAGTAGCACCGTGAATAAAGCGACTACACTAGAAAGCGCAGTAGATAGTCTACTTGCCCCACAAGAAGGCGCAGAAGCGCCACAAGAAGAAAATCTGCAAGAAGCTGCAGAAGATACAGTTGAACCAACTCAGGACGAGAGTGAGGCTGTAGAAGAAGCGGTAGAGGATGCAGATGTCGTTGAGGCATCAAATGACGATGATGAAATCGAATATGAAGATGATGCAACTGAATATACTGACGAGGTAGAGGCCGTTGACCCAGACGCCGAAGAAATCTTGTATGACGTAAATGTAAACGGCACGCAAGAACGGCGCACCCTGAGTGAACTAAAGCAAGGCTACGCGGGTCAGAGCTATATTCAGCAAAAAATGCGTGAAAATGCGGAGGCTGCAAAAAAGATTCAAGAAGCTAATCAGCAGTTAGAAGCAACAAAAGCGCAATTAGCTCAACAGCAAGAGCAAGTCTTGCAAATGGCGCAGCAAGTTCAACAAGGTGGATTGCAAGCACCTACCCCTCCGAATAAAGAACTTTTTGACAATGACCCTATTGGGTATATGGAAGAAAAGATCAAGTATGACGAGGCGGTGCAGCAGTATAACACCAAGGTTGGCGAATTAAGACAGGTGGCGCAACAACGCCAACAGGAAAATGAAACACAAAGACAATCATATTTGCAAGAACAGGCGCGGCTGCTTGCAGAGCATATTCCTGATATTATCCATCCCGAAAAGGGCGATAAAATTAAGAAAGATTTGGTTGTCACTGGTGTGGCTAATGGATTTAGCGAGGATGAAATGGCAAGCGTCATAGATCACCGCTATGTTCGTGTTTTGCATGATGCTACTAAGTGGCGGCAGCTACAAGAAAACAGAGCAAAAGCAAAGGCAAAAGGCGAAAATGTAAAACCTGTTGTAAAGGCTGGCGCAAAGCGCAGGAACGATACTCAAGCTGTGACTCGAAGTAAAGCGCAACAAAAGTTGCGTAAGTCAGGTTCAATAGACGATGCATTGAGCTTGATGATTGACTCTAACCTTTAGTTCTAAGGAGAACAAAACATGGCTCAGCCAAGCAACACGTTCGACAGTTACGATGCTGTCGGCATACGGGAAGACCTTAGTGATATTATCACTAATATCTCCCCAGAAGAAACGCCATTTCACACCAAGTCTCGCAAAATTAATGCAAGCAATACTTTGGTGGAATGGCAAACAGACTCGCTAAGAGCAAGCACTACAAATGCACACATTGAAGGTGATGCAACAACTGCTAATGCGATGACTGCAACCAGCAGGCTCAACAACAGAACGCAAATCTTTAAAAATGCGGTTGTTGTGCCAGATACTGATGAAGGTCTGGATAAAGCAGGGCGTGCGCGTGAAATAGCGTATCAAACCTTGAAGATAGCCAAAGAGCAAAAGCTTGATATTGAAAAGGCACTTTTCGATAACAACGCTAAAGTTGCAGGTAACTCTTCAACTGCGCGTGAGTTAGCTGGTGCTCCAGTATGGCTGACATCTAACATTACTAACACTGGGTCAGGCGGTGCAAACGCTACTGGTGATGGTACGGATGCCAGAACAGACGGAACACAAACTGCATTTACGCAAGCTGATTTTGATAGTTGCATGCAGTCAATTTGGGAAAATGGCGGTAATCCAGATACGGTTTATCTATCAGCTTTTCAAATGAATGTTGCTTTAAGCTTTACAGGTAACAACAACCAAAGGTCACAAGTACAGGCTGGTGATGAAACTATTGTTAAATCTTTAGCAGTATATATCACCCCTTGGGGCAGTATTGAGTTCTTACCATCTCGTCAAAACCGTTCTCGTGACGTGTTGATTTTTCAAGATGATATGTGGGAAATTGCTACCCTAAGACCAACAAAGAACGTAGCTTTAGCTAAAACTGGTGATAACACCACCAGACAGGTAACAACAGAGCTTACTCTTTGTGCTAAGTCAGAAGCTGCAAACGGCATGGTTGCCGATTGTTCTACTTCATAATAATATAAAGTAGGGGCAGGAAACTGCCCTTACTTACAAAGGAGTAAAAAATGAAAGTTCTGATTAAATTTCCAAGTATGTCAACAAGCGCTGGGCTGGTAAAAAACGGTAGCATTGTTGATCTTCCAGAAGATGAAATAAAAAAAATAATTTCTTTTAGGCCACATGCAATTGAAGTCTTAGAGATTGAAGTTGCATCTGAGCAAAAAGAAAAAGCCAAGAAAAAACGTGCAAGAAATGACGATGGTACTCTTAAGGGTGATGACCCTAGTACACCAGACGTAAATGAGGCTTGGGAAAATGAAAAAAGCTAATACATCTACAAAAATAAAAGAAAAATATTTTTTTGAGGATGACAAATTAGTTGTAAAACAGACCTATGATGCGTCTTACATGCTCAATGATGCCAAGCAAGCTAGAGAAGTAACAGAGAATAGTTTTGCATCTGATTACAAGCATGTTGGTAATGTTGATTTAGCTTTGCTAAACATATGGTTAAAAGAAGCTGGTGTAAAATGGACAGATACACAAGCGGTTAAAGATGTGCTAAAACGTAAATTAATGAGCAATGAATATTCTGATTTGCGAGTTTGGGAAGGTAATTATTGATGAAAAAACTTACTGCATCCTCTGCACATGAGCGCATAGATGGACTCGAAAAGGACGTTGTTGCTATGCAAACAGAAATGAAAATACAATTCAAAGATTTGTACAACCGTATCAAGCGCTTAGAAGCTATTATGATAGGTATTAGCGGTGCAAGCTTATTGCTTTTGTTACGGATGACATTTTTAGGGTAAAAAAATGGACCCCGTATCTTGCGTTGCTTTAGCGACAGGCGCGTACAAGACGCTCAAAGCTGCGATAAGCACGGGCAAGGATTTACAAGACATGACAGGAACTTTGTCCCAATGGGGCAAAGCTTTCTCTGATTTTTCTAATCTTGAAGAGCGTGAAAAAAACCCACCATTTTGGAAAAAGACCTTTAAAGGATCAGACGAAGAAACTGCTTTAGAAATATTTGCAAACAAAAAGAAAATGGAGCAGATGAGGGCAGAGATAAAAGATCATATTTCTTGGAACTATGGCCCGAGCGCTTGGAAAGAAGTCCTGCAAATAGAAGCAGATATGCGCCGAAAGCGCAAACAGGAGCTATACCGAAAGCAAGAACAGATAGACGCTATGATAAATTTTGCTATTGGTGCTGCAATATTTGTAGTGAGTGGAGGTATCTTGTTTATTATCTTTTACTATTTAGGAAAATGGCAAGGACGTTGGTAAATGTGGGTATTGCTATGGCTACAGGTAATAAGCGGTAACTTTGACCATTACCATGTGGGCAGTTATACCAGTCAAGAAGCATGTAAGATTGCCCAAAAAGAGGCTAAGGTATTAGTAACTAATCAAAATTCTAAAGTTGTATGTATTAAAATAGAGCGGTGATTTTAGTTGAGCGAAGCAACAAATACATAATATATGACAAAAACGGATTTGTTGTTATAATCACGCGAGATAAAAGAGTTGCTATAACATATGCGAGGTCTTTGTTAAAATGACAGAGTTTGAAAAGGCAGATTTAAATAACAATGGCGTTATAGAAAAGTCTGAGTGGAACAGACTTGCTTTAGAAGATCGCAGGCTTGAGATGGTTGATCGTGATTTAAAACGCAATGCAGAGCGTAGATTTACAGGATTTGCTCTTGCAGGAATGTTAATATATCCTTTTTTTATATTATTGGCATCCGTGTTGGGCTTTGACCAAGCAGCTAGTTTAATAACAGACGTTGCATCTGTTTATGTTCTTAGCGCCAGTGCGGTAGTGGGAGCGTTCATGGGCTTTAACGCTTACAGCGCAAAGGCAAGTAGTAAATCAGCAAGTGTAAAAATGGAAGGAGACAGTAATGGCTAAAGGTGTAAAACATTATTTAAGAAACGGTACTGAGCACAAAGGAAGTATGCATAAAATGGCAGACGGTACTTTGCATACTGGTGCTAGGCATACTGCAAATAGTAAAAAATTATTTCATTTTAGAGAATTGAGCAAAACTGCTCAAAAAAGAGCAATGAAAAAATGATGGATTTATTAGGCAAGCTGGTAGGACCAGTTAGCAATATTTTAGATAAAGTAATTGAAGATAAAGATGAAAAAGCGAGGCTTGCACATGAAATATCTACAATGGCTGAAAGACATGCCCAAGAGCTTGCGCGTGGGCAAATTGAAATTAACAAAGAGGAAGCTAAATCTCGTAATATATTTATTGCTGGCTGGCGTCCTTTTGTGGGCTGGACATGCGGCCTTGCGTTATTTTGGCATTTTTTAGGCTTACCAGTTACATTATTTATAACAGGGTGGCTAAACGTGCAGCACCCACCACTACCTGAGTTTGACATGGGCAGCTTAATGACTGTTTTGTTAGGGATGCTTGGGCTTGGCGGTATGCGTAGCTTTGAAAAGTTTAAGGGTATAGCTAAATGAGTGACCTAAAAGTACCTTTAGCGCTTGTAATAGCCATGATCGCGCAGATTGTAGCTGGTGTGTGGTGGGTATCAGATCAGGCACACAGAATAGAACACCTTGAAACGCAAGTAAAAGATAACAGCGAGTGGATAGATCAGCTATATGCTGAGAATGAAATGTTAATTAAGTTTGCCACGTTTACAGAAAATCGCTGGGCTGCAGCTTATGAAGAATACGGATATACAAGGCAGTGGGGAATGAAACCTGTGGAGAATGAGTAATGAGTGAAGCGCTAAAAGTATTGCAAGACAAGTGTGGCTGCAAGCCAGATGGTTCGTTTGGCCCCAACACGGCTAAAGCCATTGTAAAGCATTATGATCTGTCACCAGAGGAAGGGGCGCACTTGCTGGGCCAAGTTGTGCATGAAAGTGGCTCGTTTAAATATGTCAAAGAAAATCTAAACTATTCAGTAGAAGCGATGATGAAAGTATGGCCTAGTCGATTTCCTACTGAAGAAAGCGCAGAGCCTTATAAAAGCAATCCCAAAGCATTAGCTGAAAAAGTGTACACTGGCAGAATGGGCAATGAAACACCCAGCATGGCAAGCCTATACATTGGGCGTGGCTTTCTGCAATTAACAGGCTATAACAACGTCAAAGCATTTGCTGCAGATATGGGTAAGCCAGAGGTTATCAATGACCCATCCCTGCTAGAGAAAGAGTATGCTTTCGATACAGCAATATGGTTTTTCAATAGCAATGGCTTGTTTAAGCTTGCTAGAGAGGGCGTAACCGATGAGGTGATTAAGAAGATCACCAAGCGAGTCAATGGTGGCTACACTGGCTTGGATCATCGAAACAAAGAGACTAAAAAAATCTATCAATGGCTCACCTAATGTAAAACCCCAGCTAGCAGCTAGACTAACTGGGGCCATATCCATCGAACCGAGGAGACCAACCCCCGAATTTCTTTTTGCAGAGTGAAACACCCAATAGAAGTAATAAAACTGTATTGATAAATCTTTATTATGTCAAGGCCTTGGCTTTGGCTTTACAAGCTCATTAGAGGCGTGGTGAGTGCCTTT